GAGTTGATTTGATCGAGTAATATATTTTTGGATATTGCATCTCTCTGAGCTTCTCAAGAACAGCAATTCCGATTCCGTTGTTCTCAACAACAAGAAGGCAGTTTCCGTACTCTCGCCCTGCTGCAAATAAGATGTCTGCGAACATGTCTAGGTCAGGCTTTCCTTGATACTCAGCGACAACCGTCATCGTATCAACTCTAAGGACGTGATAGCAAGAATAGTCACTACCGTCTCCGCGAGCAACGTCAGCTACGAGAAGATAAGGCACTCCTTCTTGATGCTTCTCCCATATCCAATAGTTTCTGTCGTATCCCGTTCTGTAGATTGGGTCGTGAATATCATGATATATTCTTTGCAAATCTTCTGGGTTGATTACAGTTTCCCCGGAAGCGTTAAAGGAACACTCAAGCTCCTGTGCGATTTGTCTCTTCGACATGTTTCGCGTTTCTTTTTCAAACCAAGCGTCGTCTCTGTCTGGGTGAACATCCCAGTTTAATTTGATTGGGTGAAAATCGTTCATTGATGTCTCGGCTTCGGTATAGGTTTTGTGGAACCAATTTCCAACGCCGTTAGGGGTGCTCAGAGCGATGCAGCGACCCCCTGTGGACAAAGTAGGGTAAAGACCCGTCCAAAGCTCTTCGAGGCCGTCAACGAACGCTGCCTCGTCTATAATGAGCAATGATAATGCTTCCGAACGACCAGCGTCACCTGATGTCGTTCCAGCTTTTACTTGAGAGCCGTTAGTAAGTTCGAATGACTGTTTGTTGTCAACAGCAATCTTCGCAATCAACATCCACGAGGGAAGATTCTTGAAGATCATCTTGACTTTCTTTACAAGGTTCGTTGCTGTGGATAGTTTAGTTGCGATAACGAGAACGTTCTTTTCTCGATGAAACAACATGAACCAAGCAACATAAGCAGCCGAGATCGTTGAGATCCCAAGCTGCCTTGCTTTTAAAATTACGTTAAAACGATAATCGTTAAAGTCCTTGAGCATGTCTTTCTGATAGTCATACGTCTTGAACGGAATTTGACCCTTAAGAGGGTGAGAGATCTTACAATAGTTATCGATGAAATATTGTGGATCCTTTCCGCACTTTACAAGTTCTTTAACGATTTCGTTTTTGGTGAGTTTCATTTACTCCCCTATTTCTTTTGGTTGTCCGAAGCTTTAATCTTTTCATTCTGAGGACGCTTTGCTTTTGCGGTCTCCAAAAACTTCTTTGTGATGTCTCTAGTGATATCCTCAGAAGGAGCACCAATCTGATCCATCTTCAATCCGCCAATCTTGTAGTGCTGGTATGCCTGAACAAATGTACGAACGTTCGAGGTTGTTTGAACGATGATTTGTGGCTCACCTTTAGCAGTAAGAGATACGGACTTACCTGTTACGGCTTTGTATTCTTTTTGCAAAAACTTCTTAACTTCGTTGATGGTGCGAACGATGTCGTTCTCAAAGCCGTTATCTTTGAGGTCTTTCATCATAACATCTGATTGATAGTTGATGATCATCGAGTCCCCGTAAAACTTAACTTTAAATCCGTCGATGCAACGCTTGTCAAGAAGAGGAATGCCTTCTTCTCTTTTGAGACCAGTCTTGCGAACTTGGCCGTCAAGAGAATAGTTTTCCATGTGACCACCGTCATATGCGTTTGCTGCGGCTTGAGACAAGCCTCTGATAATTTCTAATGTTTCTTTGCTCATTTAGTTGGTCTCCATCCTGATTTCCATCTTTCTTCTCGGCCTTCTACCCACTGGATATAACACTTGAAACAGCAGTCAAACTTTGTCATATATAAGTCATCGACAGATTTGAACGAATAAGTGCTGCAAGTTGGGCATGAACGCTTTGATTCTCTATTAAGTAGTTCTTTTGAGATTAAAACCCCGTTTAGATCAAGCTTCTGGCTTTCGGCCTTATCTTGTCTATAGTTGGTCTTAAGCTCTTGGAGATACTCTTTCTCTTTGTCGTCGTCCCATTGTGACTTTGGGTTGATGACTGCTTCTTGTCCATATTTTTCTGCGATTGCTTTCTCAACCTTTACGGCGTAATTTGGATCTTTGCTCATTAAAACTCCTAATCTCTTCTAAATTGTGATGTTGCCCTACTGATGTCAATAGGGTTGCTAATCTTTTTATCTCCAAGCTCTTTTCTCGCTTTCTTAACATTGATGTGCGATGTCATCCCAGACAGACTTTCATCTCCTTCTAGCATTTCACGAACATGAGCATAAATTCTAAAGAACGCATTAACCATTTGTTTTGTATCATCAACTGCTGTGTGAAGCTGAACATAATCGGCTCCAGGACCATAAGGGGAATTCATCATCGTTTGTAGTTTGCCAGAGAATTTCATATAATCTTGAAGTTCGCCCTTGACCTTTTTCTGCGCTGCTGTGAAGAAAGCTTCGAAACCTTCATGGCCTTTCTCCATTCTATCTCTTGCAATGTGTTGGAAAAGTTCTTTCTGAAAGTTTAGAGTGTCAAACGTGTCAAGTTCGGCAAATGCTGATACATCTATACCTAGCCTCTCTCCTTCTTCCATGATCCTTCTTCTGTCAAAAGATATGATGTTGTGACCTGCAGATACAAGGGGGCCCTCAAGATTTGTGAACCAATCTACAAAAAGCTGTAGTGCTTCTCTTTCTTCAACATCCGTTTCAGATGGAGTATGCTGTGTGTATTCCAGCATGTCTCGCACCGTGAATGGTCGACCAGCTTTCTTCGCCCCAGAGGCCGCACGAACAAGTTTAAAATCACCAGAAACCTCCTCTCCTCTGTTGTAGGCATCGATTTCAGCATTATAGATTTCGTCTGCTCTAGATAAAATTTCATCTTGCTTTTGCATAGTTTCAAGCGTTGAGTCGCTCAGCTTAACATTCATTTGGAACGAATCGATAGGTTTCGTTGGTGCCGGCCCAGAAAGGTCATCGATCTTAAAAGCTAAAGCTCCATATTGAGTTATCTGCCCTTTAAACCCAATTGCTTCCAGATCCCAGAACACCCAAGTTCTTCCATTAAGATGTTCTTCCATGTACGCCAAAGCATCGCCTGGAGTCATGTTGGAAATCTGTGAATAATCTTCATCTAATACTGCTTGTAGTTCTTCTTTGATAATTCTTCTCAAGTCATTGCTGGTGATTTTCATTTGACGCTTACCTCTATCTTATTTGCGGCGTAATAAGTAAACAAAGATGCTGTTGTTCCAAGAACAAAGCCTCCAAAGAAAATCCAAGACTGTCTTTTTGTACTTGCATACTTTCTGAGTATCTTTATTTCTTCGTCTTTTATCTCGACCATCGCATCGTACTTTGTTTGCAAAGCTGCTTTTTCAATCTCTAAATAGTCGATTTCGTACTGTTTTTCTGCAAGTTGGAGCGAAAAGTCTAAAGCAGAGTTTATTGTACACTGCTCTTCTGCGAACTCTTTCATTGTGATTATTGAGACGACAGCCTCGTCATTAAACAGCCTACCAGCAAAAGGAGCCGCCTCTCCTTCAGATAAAGGAGTCATGAGCGGCTCAGCAAACGATAGTGCGGTGAGAAGCCAAATCATTTTAGCCTCGCGATGTTTAACTCTTCCATGAGAATCTTGTCTATTTGGTCTGGGTCTTCTTTTGCTATTTCGAGAAGTTCTAGCTTTCTATTCGCTGTTTCTCTTTCAATCTCAGACTTGGCTTGTCTGTATTGTCTACGCAGAGCTGTTCTGTGTTGGACATACTTTTGATGTGCTCTCGCAAGCTTCAGCTTTTCTTCAGCAGATATCTCTTCGATGACCTCGATTTCTTTTTCTTTTGTTTCGACGATGTCTTCGACCATCTCTTCCGCTGCTACCTGCTTTTTGCGTCCGAGGATGAAAACAGTTAATACAACAAAGGCGGAAACAAGCAGTTCCCACTTATCTTTAATCCATTCCCACATTATCCGTGCCTCCATGTTCTTGCGAAGTCAATCGCAGTTTGGCCACCAATGTAAGTCATGGCGATCATTCCCCAAGTATCAGCATCCAAGCCAACTCCCAAATACAAAAGGGCAGTAGCGACAGCGAATACAAGGAGCTTTCGTGAGATTGCTCTTTCCATTACACTGTCGATAATGCCCTTCTTTTCAGTTTTATTTTCGTTAGAGTTTTCCATAGTTATTCCCCCCTATGTTTCGCTCTAACTAGTTCTGAGTGTTACAATTTGACGTTTGCGTATCCGTCCACCTTATCGATCTCGATAGTCTTATCTACGATATCTTTGAGAGAGTCAAGGTGAGTGATTAGCAATACGGTCTTGAATTGCGCCTTGATCATTTGTAGCAGTCTTGTGAAGCCTTCCATGTGCTCTGCGTCCAATGCTGTTGCTGGTTCGTCTAGAATGAACCATGATGGCTTTGGAAGAGAAGATACAGAAATCAAAGCAAGGCGGATAGCCATAGAAGCAATTGTTTTCTCAGCACCAGAGCCCATAGACAATGGTCGTGGATCGTACTTTGGATGCTGTAGGTATACTTCCAGCTTATCTCCATCGTTATCGAAAAATACTTCGAAGTCAACAATAGAAGAAAGAATCTTTTGGATCTCCGCATTGATAACAGGCATCATAGACTTGATGACCTCGTAAGAGATACCATTCGCATGTGTGGCTTGAACGAACAAGTCATAAGCAATGTAGTCTCTTTCTGCTGCACGAATCTGTTGGATGCGCTCTTCCGCTTCTTCGATGGTTCTTTTCGCAGAACCTTTCTCAGACATGAACTCAAGAACTTTCGCATCACACTTCTTAATCTCAGACTCTTTCAGGGACACAGTCTTGTTGATTGCCTGGAGGTCTCGGCGTAATGACGTAAGGTTCTCATACGCCTCGATGTTGTCGTTGTAGTATGCGATATCTGCTTCACAATCTTTAATGCGACGCTCCATAAGAGATACTTTGCCTTCGCAGTTTTCCCACTGTAAAGACATGTTGCGGACCTCAGACTGTTCCCTAGAGAGAGTATCTCGTTGGACTTCGTAGTCTCGAACTACTGCCCGTGAATAGACTTCGTCGATCAACGATGCCTTCATTTTTAAGTCAAGCATTTGAGCATTAAGAGTCTCGATGGATTCATTGACCTCAACAATCGTTACCTTTGCTTCTTCTGCTTTCTTTACAAACTCGTTGTCGCAACAGAACTTACAATTTGGATCATACTCGTGGTCGTGTAGCATGTCGATCTTTGATTGGAGCCTAGCCTTTTCTCGCTTTGCTTTGTCAACAGACTTTTGTGTCTCTTTCATTTTTGACTTGATGGTCTCGAAAGTATCCAACTCTGCTTTTGCGATAGTTGACTCTTCGAGCAAAGATGGTAATCTAGCCGTCAAATCTTCGATTGTAGAGCGTTTTGTAGCAATCTCGGTAGATAGCCTATCCATCTCTTTGGAGTTCTTTGAGAGCGATTTTTGAGACTTTGAGAGCATGTCTTTGACTGCATCAATATCAATCTCTCTTTGAGACGCTGCTTGGACTTGATCTTGAATGAGCTGCTGCTCTTCTTTGAGAACGGCCAGTCTAGCAGTGTGCTTCTCACATAGAGCCTGTTGTTCTTTGATGTCCTCGACAATCTCTTCGAATTCAGACTTGGCGCGAGCCAACTTCTTTTCCCAATCAATAGAGTTGAGGTGCTTGATAACACCTCGCATCTCTGATGAGTCGGCTTTTGCTAGTTTATGCATTTGGTCGAAGATTTGAAGGTCAAGAAACTTCGCAAGGATTTCCTTACGCTTTGTTGAGCCTTCGTTCACAAAACCAAAAGAGTCGTTTTGAGCCGCAAGAGAAGTCATCATGAAGTCCTCTAAGGAGCCGAAAGTCTTTCGGATATTCTCATCTGTTTTATTGCGAGTGTCTCCGTTCTTTGACTCTGCTTGCGTGCCGAAGTTGTACTTCGTAAAGTCTAGCTCAGTTTTCGCTGATTGGACTTCTCTTCCTTTAGACTTTGTGGTTGTTTTTTCGAGGCTTCGAGCAATTTTATAAACATCATCGCCGACAGCGATCTCGAGCTTACAAGAAGCTCGTTCTTTGTTTT